GAAGTAAAAAAAATGAACGAACCAAACATCTTAAGCCAATTATTTGGAGTATCACTAACATTCATCGGCATCTTTGCAATCATGCTTTTTACTTGTCGATACGAAGACAAACAAGAAGAAAAGCCAACGACAATCATTGAAGAAGCAGAAGATTTCAGAGAAGTCGCTCGAAGAAATCTAAAAAATTGTGACAGAAAGTCAACCTACGACACCCAACCACCTGTTGGCCTTTCATCAACCATCGATGATCTACCATCAGACTTGAAGATGTGTGTTGAAGATTACGACAGACTAGCGAATGACTATCAGGAAGAAGCTCGCAATAATGACATTTTAAAAAGACAAAACACTAGTCTTTTAGAAGAAAACGGTCGCTTGCTCTACAAAAAAATGACAATGGATTTCCGTAAAAATCAAAGGAAGTGGGGAGCAAGAGCATGATAGAAAGCTTCAAAAGTAAAGAAAGAGGGTAGCTATGTCTGAAATTAAATGGATTAAGATTACGACAGATATTTTCGATGATGAAAAAATTTGTCTTATCGATGCACTACCTGATCATGATGCAATTTTAGTTATTTGGTTTAAAATCTTAGCACTTGCTGGTAAGCACAACCGAAACGGACTATTAATGATGTCAGACAAGGTTCATTATACCGATGAAATGCTTGCTACCATTTTTAGGAGACCATTAAACACTGTAAGAATGGCTCTTGGAATTTTTGAACAATTCGGAATGGTTGAAATCATTGACGGAATCATCGCTTTACCAAACTGGGAAAAGCACCAAAACATTGATGGGATGGAAAAAATCAAAACACAAACTAGGAACAGAGTCGCAAGGTATCGTGAAAAACAAAAAATCTTGTGCTTGGTAACGTTACATGTAACGTTACAGTAACGGAAAGTAACGCAACAGAAGAAGATAGAGATAAAGATAAAGAATTAGATAAAGATAAGAATATAAATAATCATAATAATGAAAATCAAATTCAAATCATTGTCGAAGAATATCAATCTCGTATCGCACCAATAGATGGAACCCAATTTTCAATCATAAAAGAATTCATCGAACTAGATGAGATGGAACCAGGAGTTATTCTTAAAGCAATCGGAATTGCTGCTGACAACGGAAAAAGGAATTTTAGTTACATAAAAGCTATTTTAACCACTTGGAAGAATGATGGTATTTTGACAATAGCAGCAGTCGAAGAACGTGAGCGAATTTTTAAAGAAAACAAAAACAAAGGTTCTATCAATCAATCAAACAAGAAATCTAATGTTCCAGAATGGTCTCATCCTGATTATGTAAATACAACAAGTGAAGAGACTAAAAAAGAGTTAGAAGAAAAGAAAAAGAAATGTTAGATAGATTGAAGAAAGGAGATCAATAATGTTCATCTTAAAACATGGAACCAAAGAAGACAAACCTTTCTTGAAATCTGTTGATGTAGAAGTTACTGGAATAGAGATTTCTTTTTCTGATGAAAGAAGAGCAATGAAGTTCGCTTCTCGTGGTGCAGCTATTCAAGTCGGAAAGGCATTAAGAGGTTCTTTTGGTAACTTCTATCCAGTCGAGGTACTAGGATGATAAAACTCTATTTTGTCTATAACGGACATTGTCGGCTATTTATTGGAGAGTACAACAATGTTGATGACCTTATCGAAGACATGAAAGACCATCAATGGGCGTACTCTGGGATAACTAGACCACATTTCACAAAACACATCAAAAAGGATAGCGTCAGATTTGATTATGGCGCAAAAGATTGCTACTACCTAGCAATCAAATAGGAGGTAAGAATGATTAATAACGTAACACTTGTAGGAAGACTAACACGAGATCCAGAGTTGAAATACACACCATCAAATATTGCAATTACAACTTTTAACCTGGCAGTCAATCGTAATTTCAAGGGAGCAAACGGAGAGCGAGAAGCTGACTTCATCAATTGCATGATTTGGAGAAAACAAGCTGAGTTGCTTGCTGAATGGTGTAAAAAAGGAAACCTTGTAGGTATTACTGGTAGAATCCAGACTCGTAGCTATGACAACCAACAAGGGCAACGTGTTTATGTAACAGAAGTAGTAGCAGACACGTTCCAGCTACTAGAAAAACGTGATAATTCTGCAAACCAATCAAATATTGAAGAGCAGATGCCAGCAAGTTTCGGAGCTACCAACCCTCTTGATATTTCAGATGATGACATGCCATTCTAGGAGGTATTCAGATGAACGAAATTAAACGAGCTAGAATTGAAGCTTTGAAACATTCAATCGAAATAACAGAACAACGCATTGAAGAAACAAAAAAACCGTGCTTAGCAAGATACAGGTATATTCGTTCTGCTGAACGTGATCTTTTGAGGAAGAAGCTGAAAGGATATCAGAGAGAGCTAAAGGAGTTGGAAGATGAATAACGAGAAAGTTTATATTGAGGGGTATGTAGTTGGCTCCTTTGCTGACATCTTGGAAAATAGAGGGAAGCAAATCCAACTGATAAATGGAGATATCGTGGATATAGAAGATAACTTTATCTACAAATCAATCGAACCAGAAAAAGTTGTAGTATCTGAAGAAGAAGCGAAATTCCTTGAAACGTTTGATTTTAATTGTGAAAGTGATGTTACAACAGCTTTATATCATGTTTCAAGAGTCGGCTGGGGTTATTATTTAAAAAATAACGATGGCATAGAATTAAAAGACTTGAGTGAAGGATTTAGGGAACTTGAAAACAGAAAAAGATTAATAAAAGCTATACTTGACGGCTACGAGGTGGAGAAAGAGAAGCGGTATCGCATTTCCATGCCAAAAGCTAGAAACTATAAAAATCATGTTCAAATCTTGTGCGAAAAAGATGGAAAAATATTTTGGTGTGGTGAGTGGTATCCGTTTAGAACTAAATTTACCCGCAAAGAACTAGAAGATGCTGGCTTTGGGGAAGTGTTTAACAGTACATTGTTTGAAGTTGAGGAGGTGTAAAGAATGAATAAAGAAAAATTAATCAATCAGTACGAAAAAATGAAAGCTAACAAGAAAAAACTGACATCGGTTGATTTGATTTTGAAAGACTTACAGTCTTTGGATGAGCCAGAACCGTTGCCATTCAAGCTAAAAGATGTTGTTGGTCGAATTAGAGGGTTTGACCCAACGACACAAACTATATGGCTTAATGCCATTCTAAAAGAATTAGATAGCGACTATGGTTTGATGAAATATCGCAGTGGTTACGAACAAGGTAAATTTGAGGGAGCATTGGTTGAAAATCAATTAAAAGATGCTGATAAGACTCAAAAAGAATTAAATAAAGTGCTTCTACCTAATTTTATAGATGACTGGATTTTCAAATGTCAACTTTTAAATGATTTTAGTTTGCGTTCTGCACTTGATAGTACTACTATTCATCTCTATGCTGTTAATGGCAAAGTAGTGAAGAAATGGCTTGATAACAGAAAGAATCAAGAACTTTTTGCTAAAGCTTGGATAACTGGCTATGAGGCTGAGAAAGAACCAAAATACAAAGTTAAGGTAAAAAATACAGATGATTATCTAAATGAAACAGAAATTGGATTTCATTTTTTTGACAATGATAAAAACAATAAAACATTTACACGAAAGGAACTAGAATATTCCGATTTTGCTTGGGTGCTCGATTGCCCAGGGATTGAACTTGTGGAGGTAATAAAATGACAGTTGAACAATTTCTTCAATCATTATCATATCTTATGTGGACTTCTTATTGGTCAGTAATTTTTTATAAGTTCTTTAAAAATAATAAAAATAATAAAGATTGAGGAGGTGCAAGATGATACCAAAATTCAGAGGGTTATCCATTGACGAAAACAGCAAAGGAGAATGGCAATACGGACATTTGATTGAAGATAGAGGAAGAGCATTTATTATCAACGAAGTAGTAAAAGCTAATAAACAATACATTACTATAGGTTCTTGGTGTCCTGTAAGTATAGAATCAGTAGGACGTTTCACAGGGATGTTTGATAAAAATTTACGGGAGATATACGAGAAAGATATTTTAGGTACAAAAGATGGTTTGTTAAACGGATTTATCGAATATAGAGAAGATTTAGGAATGTTTGTGAATAGCTTGATTAGATACAACAATTTTGAACGATTATGTAATGTGGCTAATTCAAGAGAAATCATCGGCAATGTCTACGAAAATCCGGAGCTTTTGGAGGTTACAGAATGAGCAACAAGGAATTAACAAAAGAAGATTTAAAAAACCTTTCGCATGATGACCTTATTAGACTTGGTGCTTCATTGGCAATAAAGCATGTGGTTGATAGTTTAGAAAAAAATGAAGATACAAAGAAAGAGAAAAAAGAATGAAACGCTTTTTAATTGGCTATTGCCTACTAACTACTTGCTTGTTATTCATGCAACGTGAAACACAGAAACCCTTGCTAGTCTATCACGCTGATAGCAAGTATCAGATTACTGGCAAGGTTACAGAAAAACGAAAAATCGGAAGTATTTTCACTATCACGGTAAACGGAAATGTGTTCGTGGTGAGTGAAGAGAAATACAATAATACAGAAATTGGAAATGAGGTAGAAATTTGAAATTTCTTGATCTATTCGCTGGCATAGGTGGATTTCGTTTAGGTATGGAGTCCGCAGCAAAGGAGCTAAAATGAACACTTTAGAAAATGTAAAGCAATGGTTTATTGACCGTGATTTAGAAAACGGCGGACGATTAGACAAGCAGTCACTCAAGCTGAGCGAAGAATTCGGCGAGTTATGCGCTGGTTATCTCAAGAAGAATGAGCAAGTAACTAAGGACAGTATCGGAGATTGTGCAGTCGTGATTGTCGGTCTAGGACTACTAATCGGTGAAGATGTGAATCAGATTTTTAAAGAGTCTGATAACATTCGCAAAAAAGATGTGATGGAAAGCTTCATCTCACTCAATGCGAACATTAGTGAGTTTCAGTTATCTCAAGGGTTTGCTAGTAAGGAACTATGCAGACACAATCTAGTACGCTGCATTGGATATCTGAAAAATCTTGGATATGATTTTGATGAATGTTTTGAGTTGGCATATCAAGAAATTAAAGACCGTAAAGGTCGCTGGATTGACGGTTCATTCGTGAAAGAGGAGGATTTGCCTAATGACATTTGCTGAAGAATTCAAATCATGGAGATTATCTAAAGGTTTTAACAAGGTTGAAGCAGGAGAATATCTTGAAGTATCACCCGTAGCGGTTTACTATTGGGAGAAAGGAATTGTACAACCGACGGATAGTAAACTATTTACTATCTGTGAAAAAATGGATTTAAACCCACAGTTGTTTTTAAAAAAGAAAACAAATCCATTCGCTGAAGAATTAAAGAAAAGACGTAGCGAATTGGGATTGACTCAAACAGAATTAAGTCGTGAGTTGGGATACTGTATAAATTCTATCGCAAAGTGGGAGTTGGGGAAACCTCCTTCTAAAATCGCATTAGAAGACATCTGCTCATATTTTGGAATGGAGGTGGAAGTTTGGGAAAGACTATTAAGTGGAAACAATCACGAAGATATGAAGGAGGTAGCACTTGAGAGCACTGAATGATCGTGAATTCTATTTTTTGGATAGAGAACTTTTGAAATTCAAAGAAGTCGATCATGATATTTGGGTTAGAACAGCTGAAATCATGGCAAAAAACGGAGAAGAGCTCGTTGGTGGCCGAGGCAATAAAATTAGCAAACCTACCGAAAACACTGTCATAAAATTATGCAGCGATGTACCTCTAAGAAATCTGGAGCTGTTCAAAGAAACCGTTGAAACATTCTTAAAGGAACTTACACCAGAACAACGCGAAATCTTTGATTTGAGGTGGGGGCAGTCAGAATTGGAATGGGAAGAAATTGCTGGCAAACTATTCATTAGCGACGCAACCATTTATCGCAAAAGGAAAACAATTTTAAAAACCTACGCAAAAATCAAAGGTATTGCATAAAATGAGAGTAGAAACTATTGTATTCTCATTTTAAACGATATATCATGATAGCATGAACTTCTGAAACAAAAACACACATCACACTTTGGGGAACATCCTTAACTCTAGTCAAATAAGTTGTCCAACAGAAGTGTCATCAAGAGTCAGCAAATGCTGGCTTTTTGTTTTATAGAAAGGAGGCAGAACATGGAATATGTATCACCAATAAAAGATAGCGACGACATCCAGGCCATGAAAGATTATCTGAAAGAATGGAATGAGATGTATTACATGCTATTTATCACAGGTCTAAATACTGGCTTGCGAGTTGGGGACATACTTACTCTAAAAGTGAAAGATGTCCAAGGATGGCACATCAAACTGAGGGAACGTAAGACTGGAAAGCAAATAACTAGACGAATGACCAAAGAACTCAAAAAAGAAATGAGGAGATATGTCGAAGGCAAACCATTTCATCATTTCTTATTCAAGAGTAGGCAAGGTCAGAATAAAGCGATCACTCGCGAGCGGGCCTATCAGATCATTCATGAAGCAGCTGAAGAACTTGGCATTGACAACGTAGGAACTCACACGATGCGTAAGACTTTTGGTTATAAATACTACAACAAAACAAAGGACGTAGGAACATTACAAAAAATGTTCAATCACTCATCACCAGCAATCACGCTTAGATACATAGGAATTGAACAAGCAGAACTTGATGATGCGCTACGGAACTTTGTTATTTAATTTTTTTATTTATTACTTTCACATAATGAGTTAAGCATAAACTAGAAAAAATAGAAACGACTTTAAACCTAATGAATAGTAAGGGTTTAAGGATTTAGAGTGAGTTTAACAAAATATAAGATATGTGAAAGTGAGGGGTAAAATTGGTATAGTCCGAGGAGGTAAAGCTATGATAAAAATACTAAAGATGATCTCGAAGTTTATTTTTAGAAAAGTATCTCACAAAAACAAAAAACAAATTTTAGGTAGTGTCGGTGATGGAACTTTAAATGTCGATGTGAGCGAAATGGGAATAGAAGGTACAATCGTTGTCAGTGAAATACATCCAGAATCAGTAAGATTTTTTTAACACACTAAAGACAACTATAAAATCATTTATATCAAAGATTATCTAAAATAAAAAGATGAGAATAAAAGCTATTGTTTTCTCACAAAAAAAGAATTATTATGATAGCATGGATTTCTTATATGAGATGGGATAGGTCATTGACCTGTCCCTTTTAGTATCGAGAAGGGAGGTTTGAGATGTATAACAAACCTATCAGACAAACCTTGAAGTCTAAGAAGTGGGAAAAGTTCCGTGACAGAATAATGCGTAGACATGATTATCTTTGTCAAGAAAGTTTGCGCTATGGAATTTCTACTCAAGCAGAAATGGTTCACCATATTTTTCCTGTGTCGGAATATCCTGAACTTGAATTCGTTGAATGGAATTGTTTGCCATTGACAAACAAAAAACATAATACGTTCCATGATAGAGTTAATGACAAAGTAATTAACCAGGGATTATATTGGCAGAAAAAACGAAAAAAGGATTTTGAGGATTTTTTTAAAAATCAAAAAAATGAAATTTTGTAAAAATCGAATTTTTAAAATTTTCGATTTTTTATTTTTACCCCCCCACCTAAAAAAAATATTTTTTGGGCTGTTGGGTACCGGTGAAGGGAACTGTTTCCAAGTCGGAGCACCTCAGACAAAAAGGGGATAAAAACTAAGCAATTTTTGGCAGAAGGGGGTAGTTTTTGGCTAAACCAATTACAGCGAAGTCAATCAAGTCAAAAGTGGTCAAGCAGATGAAAGACTTGGGCACTTATCGTAAAGAGTTTGAAATGATCATTGACATCTTTGCAGGAATGCTATATCAGTATCAGAAACTTGCTCAAGATTATGCTGATATGGGTTATCCAGTAACAGATACATATGTCAATAAAGCTGGAGCAGAGAACGAACGTAAAGTTCCAATCTTGACAGCGATGGAAATTTTGAGGAAAGACATTCTCAGCTATTCCAATCAGCTAATGATGAATCCGAAGTCGCTCGGTGAAGTAGTCGAGCAAGAGGGAGAGTCAGTTCTTACTGAGGTCTTGAAGTTCAAAAATGAAATCAAGAAGAAGAGAGTGACTGGAAATGGGTAATCTTGATAAAGCGAAAGAGTATGCTCGGTATGTTATTTCTCACAAAGACGAACATTGTGAAGAAAACATTCTTGCAGCTGAAAGGTTCATTCGTGACCTTGATAATCCTGAGTTTGAAATGGATGAGGAAATCGTTGATTTCGTTGTCCACTTTATCGAGAACACGATAGTCCATCAGCAAGGTGATGATATGTTTGCGGTGTCAATCCGTAACAAACCATTACTTTTACAACCTTGGCAACATTTCGTAGTTGTAAACCTGTTTGGCTTTTACTACAAGGGCACAAATGAGCGTAGATTTAAAGAAGCGCTTATCATGCTCGCTCGTAAGAACGGGAAAACATCATTTACTGCTGCAATCGCTCTTGCTTATCAGGTGCTAGATACAGATAGCGGTTCAAAATGCTACATCGTGGCTAACTCAGTCAAGCAAGCGATGGAAGCATTCGGTTTCTTGAAGTTCAACGTGGAAAGATGGAATGACAAGAACATTCGTATCAAAGACAATAACCAAGAACATTCTATCAGCGCCAACTTTGGTGATGAAGGTTCTTTCTTCATTCAGGCATTGGCAAACGATGAGAGTCGTCTGGACTCTTTGAACGGAAACGTTATTATCTTGGATGAAGCTCACACGATGAGAAACAGTAAGAAGTACGGACTTATGAAGAAAACAATGTCAGCATACCGAAACAGTATGCTTTTTGTTATTTCTACTGCTGGTGATATTCCTACTGGTTTCCTTGCCAATCGTTTGAAATATTGTCAAAAAGTCCTCAAGCAATTGGTCAAAGATGATTCCTTGTTCATGTTTATCTGCAAAGCTGACCAAAACACAGAAGGCGATGTAGAAGATTACCTGGACGAGAACGTTCTTAAAAAAGCCAATCCTTCATGGGGTGTAACGGTATCACTCAAAGCTTTGAAAGAAGAAGCAGAGCAAGCTATGAATGATCCTCAGACAAGAAATGAGTTTTTTAATAAAACTTTGAATGTTTTTACAAACTCTATGAATGCTTATTTCAATCCTGATGAATTCATTGCTTCAGACAGTCAATACAATTGGACATTGGAAGAGCTAGCACGCTTACCTATTCAGTGGTATGGTGGCGCTGATTTGTCAAGGATGCATGACTTGACCGCTGCTGCTCTATATGGTGTCTATCATGACGGTGAGAAAGATATTGATATCTGCATCACACATGCTTTCTTTCCTCGTGTCAACGCTCAGAAAAAAGCAAATGATGACGGGATCCCACTCTTTGGGTGGCAGTCTGATGGCTGGCTAACTATGAGTAATACTCCGACCGTCCTCTATGATGATATCGTTAAATGGTTCATCAAGATGAGGGAGAAAGGGTTCAAGATTTCTGCTGTCGGGATGGATAGGAAATTTGGTCGTGAATTCCTGACTAAGATGAAACAAGCTCGGTTCAAGATGATTGACCAACCTCAGTATTTCTATCTGAAATCAGAGGGATTTAGACGGATTGAGTTCAAGGTTAAGAATAAAGAATTTTATTATCTTCACTCAGATGCTTACGAATATTGTGTAAGTAATGTTAGAGCTATCGAGAAAGTGGATGATGCTGTGCAATATGAGAAATTAGACGGTGACGGTGGTACTGCAAGAATTGACTTGTTTGATGCCAGCGTTTTTGCTTGTATCCAAGCTCTGGCAAATCTTGGTAAGAACCAGGATGTCATGAGCTTCTTCAAGTAGAGGGAAAGGAGGTGAGAAAATGGGGCTTTTAGATAGGATTTTGAAACGAGGTAAAACTCAAAGTGGCACAAATGTTATCACTCATTCAGACTTTGGTTTATTTCTGGACGGTGACGGCTACGTTCCTTTGGCTCGCAATCCTGATGTGATTGCAGCAGTCAACAAGGTGGCTGACATGGTATCTAACATGACCATTCACTTGATGGAAAATACCGACAAAGGTGACATCCGAATTAAAGACGGACTAGCTAGGAAAATTGATATCAATCCATGCGACAATATGACTCGTAAGACTTGGATTTTCAAGATTGTGCGTGACCTATTATTGTTTGGTGATGGAAATTCGGTTCTTCATGTTGAGTATGATCCTGTGAATGATTACATTTTGAACTTGAGACCATTCGCGATGAGTGAGGTTTCTTTCAGAAGTGACGATAACGGGTATGTCGTGAATTATCGTGGTACTGATTACAACCCAAGCGAAATCGTACACTTTGCAATCAATCCAGATCCAGATAATCCATTTGTCGGTACTGGGTATAGGCTTGCTCTGAGAGATATCGTTAGGAACTTAAATCTTGCTACTCAAATCAAAAAAGGGTTCATGAGTGGAAAGAACGTTCCAAGTCTGATTGTGAAAGTTGACTCTTCTAGTGGAGACTTAGCAACTCAAGAAGGTCGTGACTTGGTCGCTAAGAAATATCTTAGCACTAGCCAATCTGGTGAACCGTGGATTATCCCCGATGCACTCATGAGTGTTGAACAGGTTAAACCACTCAGCTTGAAAGACATCGCTATCAATGAATCTGTTGAAATTGACAAGAAAACAGTTGCTGGACTTTTGGGAGTTCCAGCTTTTATTTTAGGAGTTGGAAGCTTCAACAAAGAAGAATACAACAACTTTGTCAATACAACGGTAATGAGCATTGCTACGACAATCACTCAGACATTGACTAGAGACTTACTAGTTTCAAACAATCGGTATTTCAAGCTTAACGCTCGCTCGCTATATTCTTACGACATTACAGAATTGTCATCAGTAGCACAGCAGATGACAAATAGCATGGCAATGCGTAGGAATGAATGGAGAGACTGGCTTGGGATGCCGCCTGATCCTGATATGGATGAGCTCCTTGCTCTTGAAAACTATATCCCGCAAGACAAACTTGGGGACCAGAAGAAGTTGAAAGGAGGTGAGGAAGAAGATGAACAAACGAAATAGTTATCGTACCACTCAATTTAAAACACGAGAAGAAACCGAAACTGGTGATTTGATTTTGAGTGGCTATTTTATCAAGTTTGATGAAGTTACTGAATTATGGCCAGGTTACTTTGAAGTGATTAAGCGTGAAGGTGTTGAAAAAGCAATCCAAAACGCTGACATCAGGGCATTATTTAACCATGATGATAGTTTGGTGCTTGGTCGAACTGGTAACGGAACGGTTGCTTTAGGAGTTGATGATATTGGACTTTTTGGAGATATCATCATCAACAAAGAAGACCCGCAAGCCGTTGGAGCCTATGCTCGTGTGCAACGTGGAGATGTAGTCGGATGTAGCTTCGGCTTTATCCCGATTAAAATCGACACAGAAGAACGTGATGATGGTTCGTATCTGGATACAATCTTAGAATTAGAAATCTTTGAAGTAAGTCCATGTACTTTCCCAGCATACCCACAAACGGAAATTGCTGCACGACAGAAAGACTTTGAGAGTCAACAGCGTGCCAATCGTGAAGCGCTAGATAAGCGCAAGAAAGAAATTAAGGAGAAATTTAATCTATGCACAAATCATTGATTTTAGGCGCTCGTATGCGCAATAAAGTAGACAAGGTAGTAGAGCTTGAACAATCAATCGAAGAATTGAACAAACGCTCTGAACTTGAAGCTGCTAAATTGGAACAAGCTGGAACTGAAGAAGAAGTTTCAGATGTTGAAAAGAACCTTGAAAAAATCCAAAAAGAATTGGATGAAAAGGAAGCGGAAAAAGAACAACTTGAAAAAGAAATCGAAGATCTAAAAAAACAAGTTGAAGAACTAAATCGCAAAGCACCAACTTACCCAAGTAAAGAAGAACAACGTGGAGGACAACAATTGGAACAACGTGACGCAATCGCAAAATTCATCCGTACTGGACAAACTCGTGACATCGTAGGTTTGAAAACCACTGACTCAGGAAGCGCAGCTCTAATCCCTACCGAAGTGCTAAAACCACACTTTGTAAACAAAACACGCAACCCACTTTTGGACCTTGTTAGCCGTGTACAAGTAAATAGTGGCACTGGAAAATATCCTGTCATCAAGAAAACAGATAATAAAATGGTTTCAATTGAAGAATTGAAAACTAACCCAGAACTTGCAAAACCAAATATCACTGAAGTTGACTACTCAGTTAAAACATATCGCGGTTACATCCCTGTGTCACAAGAAATGATTGATGATGCCGATTACGACATCATGGCAATCGTTGGAGATGAAGTGGCAAATCAAGGTGAAAACACCGAACTTTCATTGGTTGCAGCAGTCCTAAAAACTGCAACTCCAGCCGATGCAACTGGATTTGATGGTATCAAAGACATCTACAACAAAAAACTTAAACCAATTTATAAAGCAAGTATCGTAGTAACTCAATCAATGTTTGCAGCTCTTGACAAAGTAAAAGACAAAGAAGGACACTACATGCTTCAACCTGATGTTACTTCACCTACTGGCTACTCTTTTGGCGGAAAAACAATCTACCCAGTAGATGACACCGTATTTGGTAACGAAGGAGAAATGAAATTCTTTATCGGAGATGTCTCTGAATTCCTTAAAGAGTTTGACCGTGCACAAGTATCTGTTAAATGGGTGAACAACGACATCTATGGACAATTGCTTGGACTATTCATTCGCTTAGATGTTAAGAAAGTAGATGAAGCCGCTGGATTCTTTGGCACTTACACTGACGCTGTCGGGTAAGGAGGTGGCCATTGAGCTATACAGTAATCCGTCCATTTAAGGACTTGAACGATCCTGAAAAACATGATTATTCGGTTGGCGATGTCTTTCCTCGTGAAGGGCATGAACCGACTGAAACATTCATCAACGGTCTTTTGAATGGGTTGAATAGTGCTGGCTCAATCTTTATCGAAGAAGTGCCAGATAAAAAACCTAAAAAAACAAAAGCTAAACCAGTTGTAGAAGAAGAGCCTGCCACAGAAGAAGAGGAATAAACATGAATGAATTTCAGCTTTTAGAGTTGCTGAAACTCAAGTTAGGTATTACAACCAAACTGAGAGACAAGCCGCTAGAAAAAATCATTTCAAGTGTCATCACTGAATTGACCGACAATCTCGGTGTTGAGCTTGTCGGTGACCGTGCTGATCATGAAATGTTTATTGTTGACTATGCTGCTTATCGTTACGAAGGTGGAGTGGACATGCCACGACACCTTCAGTGGCGATTACACAATTTGCAATTATCGTCAAAGAAAGAGGTTAAGAATGTGGAACAATGAAATCACACTGACCTCTAGAAAAACCAAAGGTAAGGACAAGCTCAAACAACCAATCTACGAAGAAGTAGAAGTGACAATACTGTGTCGCAAAAAGAAAGTTACTCGCTCTGAATTTTATCAAGCCAATCAAGCAGGATTAAGACCGAGCTTGGTTGTTGAAGTTCACAATTTTGAATACGACAACCAAGAACATGCCATTTTCGAAGGCAAGAAATATCGTGTCTTAAAAACCTACCCAATTGATTCTGAAATTTTAGAATTGACTTTATCGGAGAAATTAGAATGAGCATTGATCTCGCTGATTTCATCGCAAAAGAGCTAGCTTCATATTCAACCGAGTTTTCTGAAGGAGTGGAAAAGATTGCTGAAGAGGTAGCAGAGGAAGCAGTACAAGAGTTAAGACAAACGAGTCCGAAACGATACGGGAAATATCGCAAAGGCTGGAAAAAGAAGAAGCTAGCAAATGGTTCTTACGTTGTCTTTAATTCTGTCGCTAGTCTTACTCACCTACTCGAGAACGGACACATCTTACGAGGTGGTGGTCGTGTATCTGGTATAGTCCACATTAAACCAGTTGAAGAAAAAGTTATCGAGAATTTTGAAAAAAGAATCAAGGAGATTGGTCAATGAAACTTTCAGAGTTTGCTGATATTTTAGAGAAATCAGCCTTACCTGTAACTTACCGAGCATATCAAGAGGGAGATGTCCCCGATATGCCTTACCTGATTTACTACGAATCTAGTCCAACAATCAATGCAGCCGACAACACAATCAATCATGAGATTAAGAGCGTGACAGTCGAGCTTGCATTCGAGCGCAAGGATGAAGATTTGGAAGAGCAACTAGAAGAGCTGTGGAAATCCCACGAGCTCTTTTTTGAAGCTCAAGAAGAAACATTTATCGAGACTGAAAGGTTATATGTCAAGCCTTACACAGTCTATCTATATTAAGGAGGAATGACATGCCCGAAAACAAAGTAACGTTTGGTTTAAAAAATGTTCACATTGCACCTGTAAAAACTATTGGTGCAGATGGAGTGATTACTTACGATGAAGTATTCCGTTTCCCTGGAGCAATGGACTTGACTCTGGATCCAAAAGGTGATTCTGGAGCAGTTAAAGCAGATGATATCGACTATCATTTCATCAATTCAAATGAAGGATATGACGGAAAACTTAAAGTACCTCATATCATCGAAGCATTTGCGACTAAGATTTTGGGAGAAATTAAAGACTCTCAAACTGGGGTCATGACTGAGAAAGGAGATGCAGAACCAACAGCATTCGCCATTATGTTCGAGTTCTCAGGTGATAAGAACAAGACTCGTCACGTTCTTTACTACTGCTCAGCAAGTCGACCATCAAATGGATCATCAACTAAAAACGGTACAAACGTGAACGAACGTGAGCTATCTTTCAAAGCTAGTCCTCGTCCACTTGACTCAGTTATCAAACGCTCAATCACTTCAGCTGATAACAACGAAGTCTACACTAAATGGTTCGAAAAAGTTTATGAACCTAACTCTGTTGGGTAAGGAGAAATAAATGCGCAAAATCATTATGGTTGGCGAGCAAGAGTATGAGTTAGGAACAAGTGCTTATACTCCAATCGCTTATAAACAACAATTCGGCAAGGATTATTTTCAAGATTTATTCTCAATGTTGCAAAATCAATCCCTTATGTCTGAATTAAACAGACTTAATTCTGGCGAAAAAGAATCTAACGAAGTTGACATTTCAATCTTATCAGACTTTGACATGACATTCTTTAACCGTCTGTTTTGGACCTTTGCTAAAACTGCAAATCCTCACATCAAACCTTACGAACAATTCTTCATGGAAATGGAAAGTTTCCCGATCCAGGAAGTCGGACCTGAGTTGATGGAAATGCTGAATGCAAGTATGTCAACAAAAAAGTCCCAGACCAGTCAGAAACAGCTAGCGAAGAAATCTTCACAGTAGAATCTTATCTATCCTGTTGTAAAGAAACAGGATTGTCTATCGATGATTTAAAAAACATTTCAATTGGAATGGCTTTAGATTATCAAACAGATTATGTGAATTTACGAAGCGAAAGTAAAAAAGGTGAGCGAAAAGCCAACCAAGCTGATTTTGACAATTTTTAAAAGAAAAGGAGTGCTGAGAGAGCGATTTTGAGGTCAAGTTCTTTGACCTGACTGCATTATCAGTCATAGAAGTTCTCTCAGCGCTTTTTATTTTTTAGAGAAAGGAGGAAACATGGCAGGAAATATTAAAGGCATCAAGATTGAAATTGATGGAGACACGCAACCCTTACAAAAGGCACTCAAGAATGTCAATAAGGCTGCAACAGATGCAACACAAGAATTAAGACAGATTGACAAAGCCTTAAAATTCGATACAGGGAATGTCACTCTATTGACTCAAAAGCAAGAGCTTTTACAAAAACAAGTTTCTACAACCAAAGAGAAACTAGAGACCCTAAGACAAGCACAATCTCAGGTCGAGCAACAATTCAAGAGTGGGAACATTGGTGCTGATCAGTATCGAGCATTTCAACGTGAAGTTGAAACTACTAAGAATGTCCTAAAAGGCTACGAAGGCAAACTTGCTAATGTCAACCAAGCACTAGCAGAAAATGGTAATGCCACTCAAAGCAATAAGAGTCAGCTTCAGAACTTACAGAAAGAGCAAAATCACCTTGCTAGTGAGTCTGAAAAAGTTGTAAGTTCATTCAAACTACAAGAAAGCCAGTTGGGTGCTAACGCTAGCGAATCCGAAAAACTAGCTTTAGCACAGAAAAAGGTTGGTGCACAATCCTCTATCGTTGCTAAACAGATTGAAAATCTAGAAAAACAGTTAGAATTAACTAAGCAAGAGTATGGAGAGAATTCAGTTGAAGCTAACAAAATGGAAGCACAACTGAACCAAGCTAAGACAGCATATTCAGACCTTTCTCAAGAAATGAAGAATTTGGGTAGCGCTGGCAAACAAGCAGCTGGGAACCTGGCTGAAACGAATAACCTCCTAAAAGCCGAACTATTAAACCAATTTTCAGAAAAACTGGCTGACATTAGTCAGAAGCTTGTGGATTTCGGGAAAAGTGCATTAGAAGCCTTCAGACAAGTCGATGAAGGCATGGACACTATCGTGACCAAAACTGGTGCAACTGGCGACAGCTTGAAAGAGATGCAAGATATCGCTTCAAACATCGCAACAACTATCCCAACTGATTTCAGCAAGGCTGGTGAAGCAGTCGGAGAGGTTAACACACAATTCGGATTGACTGGAGATGCTCTCAAAGATGCATCCATCGAAATGATTAAATTTGCTGAAATTAACGGTACAGACATTACCAATTCAACCATTTCAGCAAGTAAAGCCTTGGAAGCTTACGAGTTATCAACTAGCGATTTAGAGAAAGTCCTAGACTCTACAACCTACACAGCTCAATCTACTGGTGTGTCAGTTGATGACTTGATGAAGAAAGCTATCGAAGGAGCACCACAGATTAAAATGCTAGGCCTTTCATTCGAGGAAGGTGTTGCATTGCTCGGACAATTTGAAACGAGCGGTGTGGATGCTTCAAGTGCTTTGTCAGGATTAACGAAAGCGGCAGGCTCCTACGCTAAGAAGGGTAAGACTCTGAAAGAGGGACTTGTCGAAACCATCGATAAGATAAAGAATACAACTAGCGAAACTGAAGCAATGGGGCTCGCAATGGAAATTTTTGGTGCTAAGAAAGCCCCTCAAATGATTGATGCAATAAAGCGTGGAGCATTTGATTTTCAAACATTCTCTGAAGCAGCTGAAAATTCAGTAGGTTCAGTTTCTAAAACATTTGAAGCGACTCTGGATCCTATTGACAAATTTAAAACAGCACAAAACTCAGTTACGCTAGCTATGTCAGAACTAGGTGCAGCAATCGCTGAAACTCTAGCACCTATCTTTGAAGTGCTTGGAAACATGGTCAAAGATATAGCAGAGTGGTTCAGTGGTTTACCTGGACCTGTTAAAGAATTCATCGTGATTTTAGGAGGGGTAGTCACAGTTGCTGGTATTCTAGTCCCGATATTCTTAACCTTACAAGCAGCAGCAGTCGCGCTTGGAACATCCATTGGAGCGATGATTGCAGCAGCAGCACCCATTATTGGTATCGCTGCTTTAATTGTTGCCGCTATTGCAGCAATCGTAATTGGTATCAAGTACCTTTGGGACACGAACGAAGGGTTCAGAGAGGCTGTAATGACCGTCTGGAATGCTATCATGGAAGTCATCAACAGGGTTGTTAGTGAAGTTTCTAACTTCATCATGAGTATGTTCGGAGTGGTTGTCAGTTGGTGGACAGAAAACCAAGAACTCATTCGTGCGAGTGCAGAAACAGTCTGGAATGCTATCCAAACCGTAATTGATGCAGTCATGACTTTCTTGGGTCCATTAATCGAGGGTGCATGGGCGAATATCCAACTAGTCATCACAACTGCTTGGGAAGTCATCAAGACGGTAGTTGAAACTGCAATCAATGTTGTTTTAGGCATCATCAAGGCAGTCATGCAGATCATCACAGGTGACTGGTCAGGAGCATGGGAAACAATCAAGGGAGTGTTCTCAACTGTATGGGATGCTATCAAAAGCATTTCTCAAACAGTCCTGGGTGCACTTCAATCATATATTTCAAATACCCTTAACGCTATTTCAGGAGCAGTTTCGAGTATTTGGAATGGGATTAAAGCAACCGTAGAATTTGTACTCACTAGCATTTACAACAATGTAACAAATACATGGGATGGTATCAAGAATGCGATTGGTAGTGCCATCAATGGTGCAAAAGACCTTGTAAGTTCTGCAATCAGTGCTATCAAAGGACTATTTAATTTCAGCATTAGTTGGCCACATATTCCACTACCTCACTTTTCAGTAAGTGGTTCAGCAAATCCGCTCGATTGGCTAAAAGGTCAAATACCTAGAATTGGTATCGAGTGGTATGCAAAAGGCGGTATCATGACGAAACCGACCTTATTTGGTATGAATGGCAACAATATGATGGTTGGTGGCGAAGCTGGAAATGAAGCGGTATTGCCACTTAATGAAAGAACACTTGGCGCGATTGGTCGAGGTATTGCTCAAACGATGGGTGAAAATCCAACAAACATCAACATCACAATAACTGGTAATGTTGTCAGAGAAGAAGCAGACATCGCTAGAATTGCTGATCAGGTCGCTCAACGAATAGCTGATGAATTGCAACGTAAGACACAATTGAGAGGAGGTATGGCATGATAAAACACAATGAATTGATTATTGACGGTGTAAGAACATCGTCTTTTCCTTTTAAGGTCATCGTCCACGATCCTCCTTCAATTGCTTTAGGAGAAAGTAAGACGGAACTCTTAGAGCATGGTGGCATTAGCGGAGCGATTGTTCAGACCAACAAACATCGTAAATTAGTTCAAAAATCTTATACGATTTATCTAGTTAAACCAACTGAAGAACAGATGAATCAGTTCATGAGCCTTTTTATTCGTGAAAAATTTTGGTTAGAAAGCGAGCGAGTCAAAACAACTCGTCTTTGGTGTTATAAGGCCAATGCTAGTGACCTTGAAGAAACACAACCTGGTTTGTATATGACGAAAGTAACATTCACTTGCCACCCTACAAAATATTTCAAAACCACTGACACACAAAGATTGACAGGAAACGGAGTTCTAACTACTCAAGGTTCTGCTCTTGCCTTCCCTAAAATCACAATTGTTGGACAGAGCGCTACTGAGACTTCATTTACAATCGCTGGTCAGGTTATTCGTCTTGAAAAGCTCTCAGAATCGCTTGTGATGGTCAACAATCCAGATGATCCAAGCTTTAAGACCACGACAGGAAAATCAGTTAAATGGTCAGGAGATTTTATTACTGTTGATCCATCAAAACTGAAAAATGTCGGTGTCGTTCTAGGACCTGGTATTCAATCGATTGAAATCGAGACGGTTTGGGGGTGGGCATAATTGCTTTATTTACTTGACAAAGATGTAAGAACCGTGCGCTGGAACGGAGAGCCACTTCATGAAGCGACTTCAGCGATTGTTAAAGAGACCATGAATGGCGATTTCACCTTAACTGTGAAATACCCTATTTCTGACTCAGAAATTTATCAACTCATTCAAGAAGATATGTTGATAAAAGCACCAACTCCTGTTCTCGGTGCTCAGCTTTTCCGCATCAAAACACCTGTCGAACACAATGACTACTTAGAAATAACAGCCTACCACATCTCAGACGATATAATGCAACGGTCTATAACACCATTAAGCGTGAGTAGTCAGAGCTGTGATATGGCTCTTTCTCGCATGGTTCAAAATACAAAAACAGCTTTGGGAGATTTTTCTTTCAATAGCGATATCCAGGAACGTAGAACCTTCAACACGACCGAAACAGAAACTCTTTACTCTGTATTGCTCGATGGAAAGCATAGTATCGTTGGAACGTGGGAAGGTGAGCTAGTTCGTGATAACTTTGCAATGACTGTCAAAAAAAATCGTGGTGAGAATCGTGGTGTTGTTATTACAACACACAAGAATCTGAAGGATTATCAACGTACAAGGAATAGTCAGAATGTTGTCACAAGAATCCATGCTAAATCAACTTTTAAACCTGAAGGCGCAGAAACAGAAACGACTCTCAAGGTTACGGTTGATAGCCCTCTTATTAACTCATATCCTTACATAAATGAGAAAGAATATGAGAACAACAACGCAAAGACCGTTGAAGAGTTAAAGAAGTGGGCACAAGCTAAATTTACGAATCAAGGTATTGACAAAGTTTCTGATGCTATCAAAATTGAAGCCTATGAACTTGACGGACAAGTTGTTCACATGGGTGATACGGTCAATATCAAGAGCCGAAAACACAATGTCGATGCATTCAAGAAAGCTATTGCTTATGAATTTGATGCCTTGAAAGAAGAGTACATCTCTCTGACTTTCGATGATAAGGCGGGAACTGGCGGTTCTAGATCTTCTGGCGGGCTATCTAACGCAGCTGATGCAATCATTGGTGTGACAGAATCAGCTCAAGAAATCGCCCTTGAAAAGGCTATTCAAAATGCTGACTTAGCCTTTGATCATCAAGCTGGATTGTTGAGACAGGAAATTTTGGATGGTGTCGAACTCGCCAAAGCCAAAGCAGAAGAGAACAAGCGTGCTTTGTCCGACGAAATCGACAGACGATTTCACGAGTTTAGCCCAGAAGGATTTGACGAAGCTAAAGCCAAAGCAGAAGAAGCTTTGAAAAAGGCTGGAGCAAGTGAAGATTTAGCGAAAGAAGCGAAGTTAATTGCTAATAACGGCATACAAAGCTTAAACGAAGTCAGAGATATAGCAACAAATAATATCGTCTATTTAGCTGATTATAAAGAACAAGTAAACGGACGATTTGCGAATCTATCTAGTCAAGTCGCTGGCAAGGTCAATGACGTTGATTTCCAACGTGTCAAAGAAACAGCTCAACTTTATGAGCGCATTTTAGGTAGTTCAGAGAGTGATATTTCCAAAAATGCTTCACGGCTTGTTATGAGTAGCGAGATATTCCAAACAGAAGTCGGGAAGTATGTAACAGATGATAACAATCTAATCGTTAATTCATTGACTATGTCAACAAACACACTTGTCAATGCTTCAAGACAAGGTGTTGAGGTATTCGTTAATGATGGAGTATTTACAATCAAAGCCCAAGGGTTAACAAGTTATAATTTTAGCGGTTTCACACTCCCTATTTACGTTAAAAAAATCTATCACGGCGAAATATACACGCTAGGTTTTAAGTACCGTATTAGGGAATATCCAGATAGTACCTTTGTATTTAATCTCAAAAACCACGGTCTGAATAAGACCTTGCTATCATCTGACATTGGCAAAAATAGACCACCCATTGATGAATGGCAAGAGTTTCAAAAGACTTTCACAATGCAAGAAGACTTTGTTTTCGGAGAAGACAAAAACTATCCATTTTATATCTTCTTAGCAAAAAATGGCTGGATTGAGTTCAAAGAGCCTATCTTGGTTCGTGGTTCAAAGACTGGACCGTACAAACCAAGCCAATTTGATGACGCTTATAAAACGACAGACGAAGCTAAAGGACTTGCTACGGATGCACAGACAAGAGCGATACAGATTGCTCAAGGTTTAGAAGCTACACGGACACAAGTCACGCAACTAGCTGGATCATACGCTATCCAAAATTTGAATAGCGCAGGCGACATCATTAATGGTATCAATTTCGCTGCTAATGGTAGTAACCGTATCATTGGTAAGGCCACTCACATCACAGGTGACACCTTGATTGATAATGCAGTTATTAAGTCGGCCATGATTGACAAACTCAAGACCGCAAACTTTGAAGCTGGTTCTGTCACTACTACTATCTTAGGAGCTGAAGCGGTCACAGCTGAGAAGGTTAAATTTGATGCAGCGTTCATCCAGAAATTAGTCTCGCAACAAGCATTTATTGATGAGTTGTTTGCTAAACAAGCGACCATCACTAGAATTCAGTCTATTGATTTCACTGGTAATAATATCAAAGGTGGGAAAATTTCATCTCTAAACGGTGTGACAGATTTTGATTTACAGACTGGTTGGATTGAGATGAACAAGGAAGCAGTCGGAATTAGGAATAGATTTCCTGACAGACCTACGCAATTCCTTATTTTCGGTAAAGGTATACTAAACGGAGTTCCTGGCGCATATACTCAATTAATGAGCAACCGAAACGGTGTCACTGGTATCGAGCATACGTCCGCTGGTATTCAAATCTGGAACGGTAGAGAAGGTAGCAATGTCCAAACGGCTATTACATTTTATGGTAAGTCAATGGACTTTATGCCAAACTCACAAGGCGGAGGAATACAGATCAATGCAGAAACAAGAGATATTATAATTCGTGGGCATTCTTTGGTTCAATTATTTGATTATATAGATAAAAATTTCGCAGGGATTGAAGCTCATTTTAAACGCAACAAACTCGGATCACCCGGACGTTATGGCATCAGAATTTAGAAAGGTAGAACATGAACACAGTAGATAAAGTTATCAACGACTTAGCAATTCAACTCGCCAATAAGACGATTGAATGCGCAAATTACAAAGCGTTGTATGAAGAAGCGCAAACACAACTTCAAAAATTACAAGAAGAAAAAGAGGAACAATAATATATGACATTTAAAGTAGTAAACAAATATCTTCAAGAAAACAATCGTACATTCGTTGCAATTCGCCAAGAAGCGCCATACACGGCTTATGACCGTGTGTTGATTGGTGACCGTGTGAATGAGTCAGATGAAGTTCTTATCCAAGCCGTACTCGGTCAAGTGGCTACTGAATTAAACCCTGCTGATGGCGTGAAGAAGCTTCAAGAAGACTTGCAAACTCAAGCACAAGAATACGAAGTAAAACTTGCTGAGAAAGATGCAAAAATCGCAGAAGTTAAGGCAGTGGCAGACTGGGCAGTATTGGCTCGTGTGACAGACACAGACAACCAGCTAGATCCAACAGTCTTCAAGCGTGGTCTTGAATTGGTTGAACTCGGACAAACTGGCAAGACTTACCAACCACAAGAAATCTTCACACTTGAAAATCCTAATCACGTTGAAAAATATCAAGAGGGTAAACGTGTTATGATTCAAGTAAATGAAGCCTTCACTTACCAAGGACAAACACTTGAAGAACTTGCAGACCTTTATCAAAACGGTAAGCTTGGTATCTGGAAGTGGACAGAACCAAAACAAGAAAAACCTTCTAGCGAGTTAGACACTCAACCTGTTCAATAGTCATCCATTTTAGAAAGAGGGTGGTTAGATTGGACTTTCTAACTTTAATAGATAAAATTACGCCCATTTTAGTAGTCATTATCCCTAGCTACTTTTCATTAAAAAGCACTCAGAACACTAAAGAAACTGAAAAGAAAATTGGCACTCTTTCTGATAAAATCGAAGACCTTGAGAAATCAACTTCAGAGGTTGCAAAAATCGGAAAAGAAAATAACGAGAACTTGACACTAATTGGCAAAGGATTGCAACGATTACAGCGTTTTCGATTGCAAGAAAATTTAAAAAAGGCAATTAAGCGTGGCTACACCAATCAGCACGAAATCGAAGAACTTTCCAAACTCTATGAAAGTTACGTTGAATTAGGCGGAAACGGTGCGGTCAAAGTATTGTTTGAGAAGTTTCTCGAACTAGAAATCAAGGAAGAACAACAATGAACAAGATTAACTGGAAACTACGTTTACAAAATAAAGTGACACTTATTGCTCTGTTAGGAGCGGTATTCCTTATGGCTCAACAATTCGGATTTGAAATTCCACAAAACTATCAAGACGGTGTGAATACATTTGTTTATATCCTTGTCTTGCTCGGAGTGGTTACTGATCCAACGACTGCCGGCATCACAGATAGTGACAGAGCGCTTGAATATCACGAACCAAGTGAAGACTAAACAATTTGAGAACCCTTTTGGGTTCTCTTTCTTTTTGAAGAAAGGAGGTAGCGCTTGAAGAAAGTTATTGAAAAGAAACTAACCATTTCACCAAACAACAGAGATGTAGATAGACTTTATCAAGAATTTTATAGCAAAGATAAAGGCATTGCTGAATTCAAATTCACGCTTGATGATTTGACCGCTACTAAGGTTATCTGCTTATTCTATTTCAAAGGAACTAAGCGATATCAAGAAGTAGAAGCAACTATCGAAGATAATTCATTCACGGTTCAATTTGATACATCATTGATCACAACAGATGAACCTGTCATCGGTTATATCTACTTCGAGAAGGTAGAGCAGTCGGCAGATGTGTATAGCTTTATGTTTAATATCCATGTGAGCGAAATTGATAAGGCGGTTAAAACACCACTCATTGAACGTGAGTCAGGGCGAATTGTTAACATCAAAGATGTTGTAACCAAGCAAGAACTAGATGAACTCTTTGCGAAAATCAAAGAGCAAGGTGGCACGTATGACGACAGTGGTATTCGTGCTAAAATAAGCAATATTTCACTCGATATTGAAGCGTTAAAGACAAAAACGGACAAAGATACCGTGTATGATGACAAACCACTTGTAGAGCGTGTAGTGGCTTTAGAGAACAAGCCTGTCATTGATACAAGTAACTTTGCTACCAAGGACGAATTGCGCAATATCTCTCTAACCCCTGGGCCTAAAGGGGACAAGGGAGAAACAGGGGATCCTGGACCAAAGGGAGAAACTGGTGAACGTGGTCCACAAGGGGAACGAGGTGCAGACGGTTTACAAGGGCCACAAGGATTGCAAGGTATTCAAGGCGAACGAGGTCAAGACGGACAAGCTGGATCTCGTGGAGAACGAGGTGAACAAGGACCTGCTGGCTTACCTGGACCCGCTGGACCTCAAGGACCTATCGGACTTACAGGACCTAAAGGTGAAAATGGTCGTGACGGCGTGGGTATTCCGCAAAAGTTGACTTTATCAGGGAACACGCTCATTTTGTCTGCCGGTGGTGGTAGTGTTAATCTACCAACTTCTAGTCAAAATGCACCAACTTCATCTAGCGAGTTAATTGGCGAAGGTATGCCAAACGGTAAAGTCGATGGTACTATCGGACAGACATACGTTGATACTAAGAAAACTAACGGAGCTTTGAAATGGATTAAACGAACCCCTTCAGGAAACCAAGGATGGGCCGTATTAGATGGCGATACTGGTTGGAAAACACTAAATTCGGCTTCAAAACTCGGCGCTTCATATGTGAAAGCGCGAAGAATTAATGATATTGTGCAACTACAATTTGGTGGTTTACAATGGGGTTGGTTCGGTATTGTTCGCCGTGGTGGGCTTGGATTCGTGGCGCATCCTGGAAACCGTGAAAAGAAAGTTTTCATCTTAACAAATGGTCAGATGCCTTATGGTTACCGAACAGCCACTTCGTTAATCGGACCGATTTATAACGACGACGGAGTACCTTACGGCACATGGTATCTTGGCGGTTATGGAGATGCAAACCACTTACGTTTCCAATTCTTAGACCCAATACCAGCAGACAAAGACATCGGCGACATCAGGGTTTCTAACATAAGTTATTTCACAGATGACCCTTGGCCAACAAATTAACCATAAGAAAGGAAAGGAAAAAATAAAATGACAATCAATATTGAAGATGCTATTGCATGGATGCGTGAACGTGAAGGACAAGTCTATTACAGCATGGAAGACCGTGACGGTCCTGATAGCTATGACTGTTCAAGTTCAGTATATTATGCTTTAAGAAGTGCTGGTGCTTCATCTGCTGGCTGGGCAGTCAATACAGAGTATGAGCATGACTGGTTAGTTAACAATGGATATGAGTTGATAGCTGAAAATCAAGAATGGAACGCTCAACGTGGAGATATCTTCATTTATGGAAGACGTGGATACTCAGCAGGGGCTGGTGGCCATACGGGTATGTTTGTTGACTCAGATAATATCATCCATTGTAACTACGCAAGAAATGGTATCACAGTCAACAATCATGATGCTATCTGGAATGCAGCAGGTCAACCTTACTTTTACGCTTACCGTTTGACAAATCCAGACGCTCAAGCTGAAGAAGTGAAAAAAGGCTGGCAAAAGGATGACGATGGCTATTGGTACGCTAGAGCTAATGGCTCTTATCCTAAAGACCAATTTGAAAAAATTGATGGCACATGGTACTACTTTGATGAAAATGGCTACATGCTATCAGATAAATGGAAACAACGCCTTGATGGGACATGGTATTACTTTGATGAGTCGGGCGAAATGGCGACTGATTGGAATAAAATCAATGAAAAATGGTACTATTTCAACCGAGATGGTGCAATGTACACAGGATGGGTCAAATACTATGATAATTGGTACTATTTTGACGCTCAAAATGGCGAAATGAAGTCAGATACATTTGTACGATACAATGACGGTTGGTACTTACTACTCCCTGATGGTCGTATGGCTGATAAGCCTGAGTTCACAGTTGAGCCTGACGGTTTGATCACTACTAAATAA